CATTTAAATTAGTTAAAACATAATCGCCACTCGCAATCTTTCTTTCTGTATCTTTCTTTGTTTCTTCTAAAAAGATATTTCTATACTTGCCAGTAGTTACTGAATAATTCCAATAATTTTTATCTAGGTATGTTTTGTTAGGTTTTGAATTATCAAAGTAATTTTCTATTTTGATAATAATTGAATTGTATGACTGAAAATATTTGTTATTATAATCGTCATGTATTGTGAATTGATTAGCAATTTTATTGCCCTTGTTACTTGTAATATTATAAACTTTCATAATTTCCCCTTTAAAAGTTACTCTTATTTTATCCCATATAATAACATATTAGTCAAATAAAAAATGAAAGAAAAAAACTTTTTTTTAAACATAAAAAAACAACTGCCGAAAGGTTGTTTTATACAAAAAATAGAGAATAAGTTTAATTCTGGTTTTCCAGACTTAATCTTAATAACTGATAAATTGCCCTTGTTTATTGAATTAAAATCACCCATAAAAAGAAATAGGATAACTATAGAAAAATCCCAAATTTCAATACATTTGAGAGTAAAAGCCAATAACTACATTTCTTTTATCTTGGTTCATGATCCTCTGACCTCTGACCTATTTTTATTTGATGGTGGTATTCTCTGCACTTTTTTGGTGTCCGACCTCTGCACTTTTTCTCTGTCCGACCATGCCACGAAGGAACACGGACTATTAGACATTGGTAATTTGGAAGATTGTTTGTTTACTGCGAATCGCACAACTATGGAACTATCGCAAAGGTGAGCATTGCGAATCTTTGCGATTTTAATCACGAAAGGAAAAAAAAGATAAAAAAAATCCGTGCTAAAAAGCACGGATAATAAAGCCTAAAGAATGATTAATTTTTATGACTTCTGTTTGTTGTTCTAGGTCGTCCATATTTCCAATGTCTTTGTAATCCTCTTGAAAATGTTTAAAATCTTCATACTCGGAAAACTCGCAAGAGAAGGCGACATAATCCATTTCTATATCTGCGCCCATATCCTCGGACAAATCCCAAAGATGATCGTACAAAGCCGAAAGACCTTCGTAAGTAAAATTATTTTTGTATTGGTCTGATTGAAAAAAATAATCTCTGAATCTTGATAGTGTAATAGTGTCTGTTATTGCCATTTAAATTTCTCCTTTTTTAATGTTCTTTTATTATATAAGATTCTGTGGGAATTGCAACCTAAAAAAAACAAATCCATCGCAAAAGTTTGCGAACTTTTGCGACTTTAATCACGGAAAGTGTCGTTGCGACCAGGACGACCAGGACGATCTGCACTCTAAAAAAACGAATCCATCGCAAAGGTGAGCCCTTGCGAATCTTTGCGATTTTAGTTGAAGGGAGAGGCGACCAGGGTCTGGAAAATAAAAACCTTCGGGTTAAAAAAAGAGAGCCGAAGCTCTCTTTTTTCTTTCCTTGGTTGTGGAAACTATGTTGTTATATCTCCTTTCGCATGGTGGAAACCTTCTTTAGTCATACCCGCTCCACTTTTAAATGATTGTCTTTGTTTAGTGCTCCCTTTGTGACAACTCTTTTTCTTTGAACGATTGATCGCATACTTTCTTCTGACTCGTTGCATTCTATTCATTATTTATTCTCCATTTCTTTTTCTAATTGTTCAACGACATCTTCTAATATTCTTACTCTTTTCTCTAAAGCTATAATATAATCGGCACTTTTAAGAATTGCCTCTGCCGTTGTTTTAGTAAAGTTATGATTATTATTAATACCTTCTCTCAAATTATCTGTTATTTTAATTACTAAGTTTGCTTGTTCCTCTGTCATTTATTTCTCCATTAATTAAGATTAAAAAAATAAGGGGACATTTCTGTCCCCCAACCCCAACTATTCAGTTGGTTTAGTGTTAGCTAACTCGGACTTGAGTCTAGTAACTTCGTCTTGCAAATTCTGGACATAAGAATTTGCAACAACTCTGTTGTTAGCGCCGATTAGCTTTTTAATAATGTGATCCACAACCAAGTCAATGGTATCATCATCATTATTGTCGTCAACCTTTTGCTCAAGATCTTCAATTTTATACTGAAGATCTGTGATTTCGCTATGATTGGCAAGAGCATCATCAATATGGCTATCAACCACATCAGAAACTTCCTCGCTAATCAAATCACGAATGGCTTGTTCAATATCTGACATTTTATCACCTCCTTTCTATACTAAAAGTATAATCTTATATTATCCCATATGCAAGAAAAAAGATTGAAAAGCAGTAAAAAAGTTTTCACTAAATGCGACTTGCAATCCCAAAAAACCACTCTCTTAAAAACATCATGCTACGCAAGGAATCACGCACTACAGTGATTGCTACCATTATTATTAAAGAGATGATAATACGACTATCAGTATTATTATTTCTTTAATAATAATGGTAGCAATGATGTGACCTCTTGGGAGCATCATTGCGTAGCATGATGTTTTTAGTCATGAAGCAACGGGGGTTACTCCAACGAAAAGGTAAACAACATTCAATTACTAAGAGGGGGGGAGGGGTAAAATAGGGGTAAGGGTGTTACTTAGCAGGTATTGTAAACTGTGGTTGATAAATTCGTTTGAATATATTATCGTTTGGGCATGAACTTACATGCTTTACCTAATGAGGTGTTACAGGAACTTCTTGGACTTGAAGAACAAAAAAAGAAGTTAGAAACTAGAGAAGATGCTCAAAAAAAATTCTTGTCTTACGCCCAACATGTATATGAAGGTTTTATTGTTGGACGACACCATAAAATTATTTCTGAAAAACTTGAAGCTATCGCTGATGGAAAACTAAAAAGATTAATTGTTAATATGCCTCCCAGACATTCTAAATCTGAAATGGCTTCCTATCTCATGCCTTCCTGGTTCCTGGGCCGTAATCCGAAGTTAAAAATAATACAGGCTACAATGAACACGGAACTTGCGGTAAGGTTTGGAAGAAAGGTTCGTGATTTAATTGCCGACCCCATCTATGGCGAGATTTTTCCAAACACGGATCTGAAACAGGATAGCCAAGCAGCTGGAAGATGGGAAACAAGTGCTGGAGGGGAATATTTTGCTGCAGGGGTGGGTGCTGCAATGACTGGTCGTGGTGCGGATTTATTGATTATTGACGATCCTCACTCGGAACAAGATGCACTATCCTCGGTTGCTTATGACAATACTTATGAGTGGTACACATCTGGACCGAGGCAAAGATTGCAACCGGGGGGAACCATCATTATTGTGCAAACAAGATGGTCAAAGAAAGATCTCACGGGCAGATTAGTACAAGCCATGGCACAAGACACTATGTCTGACCAATGGGATATTATAGAATTTCCAGCGATACTTCCTAACGATAAAATCTTGTGGCCCGAATTTTGGAACAAGGACGAGTTGTTAAAAGTTAAAGCGTCATTGTCGCCAATGAAGTGGAATGCTCAGTGGCAACAGAATCCGACTTCCGAAGAAACGGCAATGGTGAAGCGTGAATGGTGGAACGAGTGGGAAGAAAAAGATATACCGAAACTTGATTATATTATTCAAAGTTACGATACGGCATATAGCAAAAAAGAGACTGCCGACTTTTCAGCAATAACGACTTGGGGTGTGTTTGAGCCAAAACAAAATGGTGAACAACATTTAATAATGTTAGATGCAAAAAAGGGCAGATGGAATTTTCCAGAGTTAAAAGAAATAGCGTTAGAGGAAAATGAATATTGGGAACCAGATATGATGTTAATTGAGGCGAAAGCGAGTGGACAACCGCTGGCAGATGAATTAAGATTGTTAAATCTGCCTGTGCTAACTTTTAGTCCGGGTAGAAGGAAAGCGGGTAACTTAGACAAAACGACAAGGATGCACATGGTATCCCCTATTTTTGAATCGGGCAAAGTGTGGTATCCTATTGGTGAGAGATTCGCAGAAGATGTTATTGAAGAAGTTGCATCTTTTCCGAATGGTGATCATGATGATTACTGCGATAGTATGACGATGGCACTGATGCGATTTAGACAAGGCGGTTTTATATCGTTGCAAGGCGAGGAGATTAGTGAAGACTGGTTTCCTAAAAAATCAAGGGAGTATTACTAATGGCTAAGACAAAACCAACAAAATTTAATTTAACATCAAGAATGAACCATGCTCTAACAATCTTAGACAGAGCAGAGGCAAAAGGTGACAGCAAAAAAGTTATGGAACAAAGAATGAGAATAAAAAACATTCGGGCCATGATGGATGATGATTTTGACTATGGGAAATTTAACAAAGGTGGTGTTAAAAAAATGAACATGGGTGGTGTTATGAAATCTCGTGGTGGTACATTTAAAGGAACATTTTAATGCCTAGAAAAAAGAAAGCAAAAAGAAAACTTGGTGGGTTTACTATAACAAATAGGTTTTCAAAAAGAATGCTTCCAAATAAAAAAAGAACTACGAGAATTACATAATGGCTCAAAGAGATTCTGCAATTGCATTTAGCGTAGACCAAGCACAACGATTGTTTGGTAAAGGACTTGAAGTCATTGGAGATAGATCAGGTATTGAATCTCTTTTTAATCTTGGAAAAGAGATTGTAGCACAACAAGACAAAGACATTGCAGAAGGCAATTATCAACCAGAATATACTATGGGACTTCGTGAAGCCTATCAACAAGGTGGTATGGATGACGCTATTGGTTGGGTTTTAGAAAAATCTGGAGAAAATTTAGCATCAAGTGGGGTAGCAATAGCAGGTGGTCTTGCTGCTGCTTTAACTGCTCCTTTTAGTGTTCCTGTGTCAGCCTTGATTGGTGGTGCGACTGTTGTTAGTTCTGGAATCTTAGGCACTGGTGAAGTTGCTCAAGAAATGGAAGACAAAACTGGTAGTTATAATAGTGCGGTGGCAATTGGTGCTGGAACAATTATAGGCATACTTGATAGATTTGGTGCAACGAAAGTTATTCCAAAAGACGAACTACTTACAATGACAGGTAAGCAGTTGATTAAAAAACTTGGTGAGGAAGGCAAGATAGATGCTGCAAGAGAAATAGGAAAAAGAATTGGTAGAGCCACGGCTTTTGAAGCTGCAACAGAAGGAACTCAAGAAGGAGTTGTTATGGGCTCAACTGCTCTTACGGGTGGAGAATACACAGGATTAGAAGTTGCAGACAGAATTTTAGAAGGCACTGTTTTGGGTGGAACCATGGGCGGTGGTACAACAACAGGGATTGAAGCTTTCCGTCAAGGCCCAGGCATTTATAATTTTACAAGTGATTATTTAAGTCCTCCTCCTGGACCAACTTTTGGTGAACAGTTAGCTATTCAAACAGCAACAACTTTAAGTGGGCCTGAATTTGCTAGATATACTATGCAAGAAACTCCTCCGACAATAGGAGAGATATTGTTAAATGAAGGACTAAACATGACTGGTGGTGCACCAACCACGGCTCAAAAAATAGATGAAAACTTACAAATTACTGATGACGAAAATGCAAACATAGATGAAAACGCACCTTTCTTTAGCAAAGACTTACAAGGCAATTCGGTCAATAACATTGTTACAGGACAAGTTATGGACGAAGAAATGAAAAAGATAGAAAAAGAGACAGCAGAAGAAACAAGAAGTATGCTTAAAATGTCAAGGGAGCAAGATCAAGACTTAGGCTTCAACAGGTCCGAAAACCAATATGAAACAGCTGATGAAAATTCTGAAGAATATAAAACAGTATATAATCTTGCACTTACAGGAAAAATGCGACAGTTTAAAAATCTTCAAAGTTTAGAAAATCCAGACAGACCAGTTGTATCTCCATTAAGAATTAAATTAAATAAACTTAAATTAAAACACGGTGCTAAAACACCAATAGATGTAGTGGAAATTTATAATGATTTAAGGTCTCAAGAAAACAGAAGAGATGGTTCTGTAGGTTTCTTAGGTAGAGAAGAATTTACAGATGTTGAAGTTGAAGATTTTAGATACAAACCAAAAGAAGGAAAAGGTAAAGAATTTGGACAAGCAGTAAAAGCAGCTCCAAAAACAAAAGATGGAAGACCAGATTATACAAAAATACCAAATATAGATGATATTGGTGTTAAAATTAATGTTCCTAGAAAAATAAAAAAGAAAACAGAAAAGTTTGATTCTAGGTCTAGAGACACAAATAAAATAGTACACAACAGAGGAGGAGAATTGTTTACCTCTGGTTTAGAAGAATATCTTGTAAGAAATAAAGATGAGAAAAAAACTATGGAAGAGATTATCCATGAGTTTGATAGGATGAGACCAGATATAGCTTTTGAAGTAAGAAGTAAACTAAATTATGATAACCAGCAAGAAAACCTCATCCTATCTAACAACACAAATTATGTTCCTAAACCAGTGCCGTTTTTAGTCGGTGAACTAACAACAGGAGATGTCCTGCAAGGCACAGCAACCCCTCAAGAATTACAAGGGACTCAAAGAATAGACACAGCTTTTGCTACTTCTTTAGGAGTACCTTTGTTTATAGAAGACTTTAATAATCGTGGTGAGCTTGTTGGATTTAGTCGTAACGGAAACCCAGCTTTACGAGGAATTAGTAAAAATGATTTTGAAATAGACAGTATTTCTGTTGTTGCTTTTAATCCTGATCAAGAAAAAGTTGAAGCAGGAACTTTAACAAATAGTCCAACAATAAAAGCATTAAAAGAACAAGATGAGCGTGGTACTATAAATAGAGAAAAAGAAGACAAAACTGCACAAGCTTCAACTCATGATTATTATAAAAAAGGTCATACTTATGCTAGAGCAATGATTGTAAGAGGTATGGATAATAAACTTTATGGTCTGGTAGAAGAAGTGCAGTCTGACATAACAAGAAACTATGAAGCTTTATTAGATTTTTCTAAACCAGAATATGATATATCATTAAAATATGGTGGTCTACCTGCATTATTTACAGATAGAATAGATACTGCTTTAAAAGGTAATGACCCAAACCCAGCTTTGATAGATAGAAAATACACAAGTCATCGTGAAATGGTAAGTGGGGGAGCAATAAGTCAAGAAGGTGAAGATTTTAATTTATTAACACCTTCAGAAAGACAAAAAATTCATATATTAGATCAAATTGATCAAAATATGCCTGACGACAAAGCACCCTCTCAAGTTGCAGCAGATTTAGAAAGAAAAAAAATAGCATACCAAGAAGCACAAGAAGTGTATGAGGATAACAGTAAATTAGTTGATGCTATAAATGAAGAAGTAGAACAAATTAAAAACAGACAAGTAGCTCCACAAGAAGGTTCAAAACTTGTATCAGAAACATTAAATGATTTTATTAAGATGCGTAAACCTTTAGTAGATAGACTTTTAAAATTGTATAAGCCAAAAACCATATCAAATATCTTTAGTAAAGAAAGACAACAATTGATGGACTCTTTTTCTTCAGAAAACAACAATTCTCCTGATATTGTTATAAGAGAGTTAAGAGATGCTCTTGTAGATCTTATAAACAACAGAAAAATTCAAACTGATATTAAATATCAAATGCCACTAAGAAGAGCAGATCCAAATCAAGGTATTTCTCCTTATGATGAAAGAGGAATATTAAAAATTGATCACATGATGTTTAAAGAGCCAAAAATAAAATTAGCTGAAAAACAAGGGTTTTTTAAACCAAAGAGTTATAATCTATGGGACAAAATGACAAACTATATGCCGAATAAAACTAGGTATAATCCTTGGTATAATTTATTAGAAAATCAATCATATTTAACTGGTAAAGAAAGTGGACCATTGCGGTTGATAAGTGTATATAGCCCAAGTAGTACAATGGACTCTGAAAAAACTTTAGAAAAGTCCATTGCTAGTGGAGATTATAACGAACAAGTTGTTTACGAAAATTTGATAAAAAGAGGTATGAAAGAACTTATTAATCAAGAAGCATTGTCTACTATACAACATAGGTTAGCTTCTTCTCTTGTTTCTAAATATAAAGATTTTTTAAAAGACATAGATTTTCATCAAATATTAAAAAATAATATGAGAAAAGAAAGATTTGAGGGTGGACCAGCAATTTCAGAATCAGACTTGAAGGACCTTAATAGGATAGCAGACACAGTAAATATGTCAGATGCTGTAAATGATGTTTTAAATATTCTTCCAGAAGCTATAAAAATAGATGCTGAAAAACAACTTTCTAGAATTATAGATGATGTTGCGACTGATATTGGGTTTATACCAGAAGACGGAGGGTATTCAACATTTATTAACCACTTTTTTAACGATACAATTTTTCCGAGAACAGATAATACTAAGTTAAATATTATTAAAGAAATTAATAAAAATCCTAAAAAATATGGTTTTGTTGAAAAATTAAACCCAGATGCTGCTTTAAATTCTCCACATCTTATAAATGATAAAAAATTAAAAAAACAAATTCTTATGAAATCTATTTTAAATAATGAAACATATAACAGAACAGGTGGAATAGCTTTTTATGATTCTGGTAGATTTGGAGGTCAAGGCACTTCACAAGAAGTAGCAGAAAAAATAAATGACCCTAGTTCTTTTAAAGATTTTGAGGAATCTCATATCAATGAAAACTATGATTTTAATCTTGGTGGGTCTGGTAAAAACCCATCAAAAACTAGTTATGCAATGTTATTTTTATCGCCTGCTTATCAAGATTTTTTAAAGCCAGGTTCAGAGAGATTAGCACAACACAAAAAAGAAAAAAGTAAAGCACTAGGAAAAATGGTTAAAGCAGAAAATTATATGACTGATAACCCATTAAATCCTGATAGTGCTAGTGAAATTAGAGAAAGAATAGGTTATTTGAAAGAAGAAATTAATAAAAAAGCAGAAGAATTTAATTACAAACCAAATGAACTTAAAGAAACACTATCTAGATTACAAAACCATTTAGACCCTGACATGGATTATAAAAAAGGAAAATATAGAAGAGCACCTCATAATGCTTCAATGGCACAAACAGCTAGAGGAATGTATAAAGCATTAATTAATAAATTAACAGATCCAAAATTTGAAGAACTGTATGGTGAACCTATTGCGGGCATTGTAGTACCTCATAGACTTTCTTCTTGGAAACAAAGAGCAGAAGGAGATTCGTCTATGTTAGATAAAAAAGCAAGTTTTGGTAAAGGTACTTATGGAAGTGAACCACAAGCAATTGCAAAATTGTTTGAAGAGGCAGGTGCAGAAGTAAATAGAGATAAACAATTTGATATGCTTTCAAAAGATGGTACAAAAACAATATCTCTTGATCATCCCACTCAATTTATTTTAGACATTAGCCCAGGGTCAAGAGGAAGACAGTTAGCACAGAGTAAGTTTACATTTAGAGCAAAAGGTGGTTATATAGACCTAAGAAGAAAGGCAAGTTAATGGCAGATGATCCAAGACAAATAGCAGGAATGGTTGAAAAAGACACTGGTCCGGGAGGCATGGATATGTTTACGGCAGAAGAGGACAGTTTACAAATTCAAGTTGACGACACAGATATTTTGCCAGAGGGCATTGAATTAGATGATGGTCAACAAATGGAAGTTATGGCAGAACCATACAACCATGATGCTAATTTAGCTGAAGTTTTAGATGAGTCTGTGTTAGGTGAACTTGCTTCAGATTTACAAGGAAAAGTTCGTGAAGATCTTGAGACAAGACAAGATTGGGAAGAAGCTATTTCTAAAGGTCTTAATTTATTAGGAATTAATTACGAAGATAGAAGTGAGCCATTTTTAGGTGCAACTGGTGTAACTCATCCGTTATTAAGTGAGGCAACAACACAGTTTCAATCACAAGCTTATAAAGAAATGTTACCAAGTGGTGGCCCAATTAAAACAAATATATTAGGTACGCCAACAAAAGAAACAGAAGACCAAGCACAAAGAATAAAAGATTTTATGAATTATCAGATAACTGAGGTTATGGAAGAGTACGACCCAGACACTGATCAAATGTTATTTTATTTGCCGTTAACTGGTTCTACTTTTAAAAAAGTTTATTTTGATCCAACGAAACAAAGAGCCGTTTCAAAGTTTGTTCCTGCCGAAGATTTAATTGTACCTTATTCTGCCTCTGATTTAAGAACGGCGGAGAGGGTGACACACATGGTGCGAATGTCGTATAATGATGTTCGTAAACTGCAAGTAGCAGGAGTATATAAAGATGTTGAGTTATCTACTACAGACTCTGGAGAAGATGAAGGAAGTATCCAAGAAACAACTGATGAACTTCAAGGATTACATCCAAATTATTCTGATGATGTCTACACCTTATTGGAAATTCATGTGGACTTGGACTTGGAAGGTTTTGAAGATAGGGATCTTGAAGGGGAGCCTTCGGGTATTATGTTACCTTATATTGTTACCATTGATCAAAATTCAAGTAAAGTGTTATCAGTGGTTAGAAACTATAGAGAACAAGATCAACTAAAAAGAAAGAGGCAATATTTTGTACATTTTAAATTTTTACCAGGTTTTGGGTTTTATGGCTTCGGATTGTTACACACAATCGGAGGACTATCTCGTGCCGCAACATCAATTCTTAGGCAGTTAATTGATGCGGGTACTTTATCTAATCTTCCCGCGGGTTTCAAAGCGAGGGGTGTTCGTATTCGTAATGATGACGAGCCTCTTAATCCTGGCGAGTTCAGAGATATTGATGTCCCAGGAGGCGACCTCAAAAACTCAATCATCCCATTGCCATATAAAGAGCCATCAGCCACACTAGCACAATTACTAGGAGTTGTTGTTGATTCTGGTAGACGATTTGCACAAGTGGCAGATGCAAAAGTAGCAGATGTCAACTCACAAGCACCAGTTGGAACGACTGTTGCGTTGATTGAGCAGGGATCCAAAATTATCTCAAGTATACACAAGAGATTACATTATGGACAAAAGCAAGAATTTCGCATGTTAGCTGAAATTTTTGCCGACAACCCTGTTCCTTATCCTTACTTTGTAGGTAATGTTGCTCCAGAGGTAATGCAACAAGACTTTGATGGACGTATAGACATACTTCCAGTAAGTGATCCGAACATTTTTTCTAGGTCTCAAAGACTGTCTTTGGCACAAACACAATTGCAATTAGCACAAGCAGCACCACAAATACATAATCAGTACGAAGCGTACCGAAGAATGTATGATGCACTTGATGTTAAAAACATAGATAGCATTTTACCGACACCAAAACCCCCACAGCCCGTGGACCCTGCTACGGAAAACGCCAATTCTATTAAAGGAACTCCTTTACAAGCGTTTCCACAGCAAGATCATGAAGCACATTTAATGACCCATGCTGTGTTTTTGTCTAATATGGCTTCTCAAGTTAACCCACAAGGGTATGCTTTACTTCAATCTCATGTTCAAGAACACATTGGTATGTTAGCAAGAGACCAAGTAACTACATTTTTCCAAAAAGCTATGCAAGAAGCACAAGCAAAAGGCGAACAAGTGCCACAAATTGCACCAGAAGCGATTGAAGCAGCGATTGCACAGCAAAGTGGAGAGATTATGAAAGAAATTATGCCGATAATAGAGCCTGCACAAAAGCCAGACCCTCTCGTAGACATTAGAAAACAAGAATTAGAGAACGATACAGCTGAAATTCAAAGAAAAACCATAAATGACATGATGGATTTTCAAATGGATCAAGCAAAACTGCAACAAGCTTATGAATTAGCTCAACAAAGGACACAAACGCAAGAGGGAATTGCTGATGACCGTAATGATGTTAACATTTATCGTATAAATACACAGGCGGCACTTTCAAAAAGGAATAAATAATGGATCCAGCTACTATTGGACTTGCACTTACAGCCGCTTCAAAAGCTTTTAGTGCATTGAAGGCTGGATTTGCAGTTGGTCGTGACATAGAATCAATGGGCCAAGACCTCTCCCGTTGGATGGGAGCATCAAGTGACATTGATCATGCAGCCAAGACCACGCAGAACCCATCGGCTTTACAAAGAATATTTAAAGGAAGTCAAATTGAAGCTAGTGCGATAGAAGCTGTTGTTGCTCGTAAAAAAATGGAAAAACAACGCTATGAAATGAAAACATTTTTAAATATGACTTACGGACCCAATGCCTGGGCAGACGTTTTAAAAATGGAAGGGGATATAAGGAAGCGCAGGCAGCGTGAAATTTATGATAGGGCAGAATTAATTAGAAAAATATGGGAATATATTGGTTGGACGTTTTTGTTTTGCACAATTGTAGGGTTTATATTTTTATTGGCATATCTTTACAAGGAAAGCAAACATGGATAAAAGCATATGGTTAAAATCGTTGTTATATTTTTGTTTATCTTGTATCCTACCTCGCTTAATTCTGGAGGGAAGGAATATAAATACAAAGGTCAACCAAAATGGTCTTGGCAACAAAAACAAATAAGGAAAAACAAAAAAATATATGTAACTTGTAGATTAAAGACACAAAAAACGTATAAAGGTAGATTGGCGTGTATATATGAAGGAGCAAACAGAACTTATGAATTGGAATTTACAGATACTTTCATTGGGTGTCCTCGTTCTTACAAGTGCCTGCACAATCCCAATTCAAAAGAACCTACTATTGACGATGTCTTGGACAGTTTAAGACAGCAGATGAAAAAATGACAGAAGATAAGAAAAAACCAGTATCAATAAATGTAAACGAGCATTCGTTTGAGATTGTGTTACGCATTTTAGGGAATGAATTTATTGCAACAAGGATTGCTTCATCTAATTTTAGTGGAAAATTAATTGCAGGTGGGGTATTGTTATTATTCTTTACTTTTATGATACTAGAAGTATTCGGATTAAATGAGGTGTTAAAGTGATACAAGCATTAATAGGACCCATCGCAAATTTAGCGGGGACATGGTTCCAAAATAAAGTAGAAAAAACAAAAGCAGAGGGAATGGCAAAAGTAGCAGAAGCCAAAGCTCGTGCAACTGTTGCAGAGAAAGTAGCAGCAGGCGAAGTTGAGTGGGAAGGTAAGATGGCACAAGCCACTGATAATTCTTGGAAAGATGAATTTGCTTTATGTGTTCTTCTAGCTCCCGCAATTTTGGTTTTCATTCCGGGGATGACAGAGTATGTAAGAAATGGTTTTGAGGTATTAAATACTTTACCAGAATGGTATCAGTATTTATTATTTATTGCCATATCCGCGTCATTTGGAATTAAAGGCGTTGGTCAAGCAGCAAAAATGTTGAGGAAAAAGTAAATGGCAAGGATTAGACAGTTTGCAAAAGATATGGGTTTGTCATATAATAAGGCAAAGAATTTAGTTAACAAGGGAAGAAAACTTAGGGATGGGGGATCTTCTGTATTGGAGAGTACAATGAATAAGGTAAAACCAATTAAAGCATCTAAGGGTAAAGTAACTAATTTTGGTAGCAAAAAAGATATTAATATTGGTAAAGTAAAAACAGGTCAGCTTAAAAACATTGCAAATGCAACAAAAAAAGGTGAAATTACTGTTGAGGAAGCTTTAAAAAAGACACAAGCTTTAGTAAGAAGAAAAAATGGTGGTGGGTCATCAATGAGAAAGCCAAGAAAAGGCGAAACAAGCATGAAAAAAGGGACTGATGCCAGTAAACTAATGGAAAAATTTAAGACTCAAATAGACATGATACCCATAAATATACGCAAATCTTTAAGCGTAAAAAAGAAATATGGTGGTGGTTTAAAAGATGTGCCACCCGGTGACAAGGGTAAAGGTTTAAGTAAATTACCTGCACCAGTCCGTAATAAAATGGGATTTAAGAAAAAGGGCGGTGCTATGAAAATGCGTGGTGGTGGTCTCGCTATCCAAGGACTAGGTTTTAGGGGAGTTCGTTAGTGGAATTTGATGACGGTTACGGAGATCCTTCTGATTACGGAATGACTGCACGAGACTTTGATGATGCCACTCAAGCTGGATACAATGTCTCTGGTGTAACTTCTAGTGATTTTAACACTGGAGGTAGTGAAGAAGATTACAATTCTGTAGCTCTTGATCAAGATCCAGTTCAAGTAGCACAAACAATGGCTGGCGGACCTAGAGGCTATGCTAATTTTATCGTAGATCAAGTTGGAGATAGGTCTAATATTAGAAACGCCGTAAATTATGATCCTTTGTATGCTCAAGCTTTAAATATAAGTCGTGGTTATTTACCAAATAATCAAGTTATTGGTTTCTATCCAACTGCAAATAAATTTCAAGGGCAACAAGATTTAACAATACCAATGGACATGAGACCAACTATATCTGGAGAAGCAGGTAAGTTTGGGCCTCAATATCATTCTGGTTTTGAAAAATTTTTACAAGAAGATGCTACAAATCTTGCAAACACTATTGGTATAGGTCCTCTTATTAATACATTAAAAGGATATGGTGGAAACATTAAAGATAAGTTTTTATCTTCTGCTAATATGGCTGGAGAGGCAATAAAAAAAGATTTTTCTAATTTAACTGATAGTGCTAGTAATGCTCTTGACTATATTTTAAATCCAGCAGGTGGTACAGAAACAACAGAAGAAGTATCTGTTGTTCCACAAGTGCAAGAACTTGCTCCCGGTGAATTTGAATTTGATTATATACCTGGTTCTATGCCAGAAAGAAATTTAAACACGGGTATAGTTGGATTGGACGAACCAGCATATGTTGAAGCAACAGATTCTATGCCAGGAAAACTTACCTCTGATGAATTTGAATTTGATTATGGATATGTGCCACAAATAACAGATGAAAATAAAATAAATGAACCACAAATGACAGATATAGAGAGATACATAGAAGAATCTGTTAGAAATATGTCCCCAGAAATAAAAGCTTCAATGCCCTCTGATTTAACTGCATATTTTGAACAACGACTTTCACCTAGTTTGCCTATTCCCACTAATGAAAATCGTGAAAGAAGAGATTTTATGAGGGATTTATTAGCTTATCAAGCAAAGCAAAAGAGAGAGCAAGAGAGATTGAACAGACCAGTCAGATCTAGTGCGTTACAACCAATGCCTGCAGGTATGACAGTTGGTGATTTAGAAAGAATGGAACGTAGAATACCGATTTCATAATGAAAGTCACAGATTTTTTACATAAATATCAAAAGTCCTTGAATGATAGAATAAATGACATAAGTATTTCATTGACGAGTGGAAGTGCGTCTGATATGTCTAGTTATAAGGCAATGGTAGGTGAAATACAGGGTTTAACCTACGCATTAGAACAAATTAAAACCCTGCTGGAAAAGGTTGACAATGACATTACTAGTACCTGAATATGTAGTTAAACAAAGACAAGCAAAAGAAAAAGCCGAAAAAGAGGCAAAGAAAAAATCCTTAACAGAACGAGTACCACAACCTACAGGTTGGCGAATATTAGTCATGCCTTACATGGGCAAAGATAAAACAGATGGTGGTGTTTATGTTCCAGATCCAGTAAGAGAAAAAGAAATGAGAGCAACTGTGGTTGCTTATGTCGTGAAGTTAGGTTCATTGGCATATAAAGATATTGATAAATTTGGAGAAGAGGGAGCTTGGTGTAAAGAAGGCGATTGGGTGTGCATAGGTCGCTACGCTGGCTCACGATTCCAAATAGAAGGTGGAGAAGTTAGAATAATCAATGATGACGAAGTCATTGCAACCATTGTCAATCCCGATGACATCAAATCATACGGAGCTTAGTATGCAAGAAGAAGTAAAAGAAAAAGAAGAAGAACAAGGACAAGAAGTAGAGGTAGAAAATGAACAAGAAGAAACTAGCACAGATACCGAAATTGCAGTTGAAGAGAAAAAAGAAACGGCGGCTGTTTCAGATACTGATGACTTGTCTGAGTATTCCGACTCTGTTAAGAAACGGATTAGTAAACTTACGAACAGATTTCGTGAGGAAGAGAGACAGAAACAATCTGCAATTGATTATGCACAATCTGTCAAAAAACAGAACGAAGAATTAAAAACAAGATTAGATAAATTAGATACTAGTTTTGTTGGAGAGTTTGACACAAGAGTAGAAGCTCAAGCTCAAGCAGCAAAAGAAGCATATAAAAAAGCATTAGAGGCAGGTGACGCTGATGCTATGTATGATGCACAACAAAACATATCTAGAATTGCTTTGGAAGAAGCAAGATTAAAACAATTAAAGGCTCAAAGAGAAGAACAAGCGAAAAAAGCAGAAGTAAATGGTTCAACACCACCTGCTGCTACTACTCCTCCTCCGCCTCCTAAACCAGACCCCAGAGCAGAACAATGGGCGGGTAAAAATGAATGGTTTGGGCAGGATCAAACGATGACTTATGCTGCTTTTGGCATACATAAACAATTAATTGAGGATGAAGGGTTTGACGCATCAACTGAAGAGTATTATACTGAACTTGATAATAGGATAAGATCGGAATTTCCACATAAATTTGGAGCAACGAAAAAATCCTCTGGCCCCAGAGTCGCCTCTGCTGGAGCCACCGCCTCTAAGACGGCATCACCAAAGGGACGCAGAACAGTCAAATTGACACCTTCGCAAATTGCTATTGCGAAAC